AGAGAAGAGAATCAAGTCTATCATGATCAACGATAGAAAGAAGGTGATCGAAAACATTTCAATCGTCGAGTCTGAAATGCAGAAGATCGAATCCCTAGTTGCTACCAATCCTCTTTATAAAGGATCTAAGCAACTTTCAGATGCTTACACTATTCTTGAAAAAGAACTTCAGGTTCTTAAGTCTAAGTGGTCTACCATCAATGCAGAACTAGATTCTATCGAGAACAACTCTATCTCAATTACTGATGATTTGTTAGAAGATTCTAAATTTACTGTAGGAGATTACGTAAAAGTAAAAGAAAACGGAAACACTGGAAAGATTATTTCTGTAGATACAACTTCAGGTTCTTACACTGTTCTATTGGACAGCGGAAAGACTGGTGATTTTGGTGTTGAGGATATCATCGACCTTGAAGATGCCTTCAATAAAGATTCAGAAGAAAATGCAGAAGCAGGGGAAGAAGTAAAAGAATCTAATACTCTTCTAGCTAAAGCACCTTCAGCAGGAAAACCAGTTCATGGTAAAACTCCAGCTCAAGTTCTAAAGGCTAGCACATCAGAAGCACCTTCAGCTAAAACTCAAGACCAAGACGGTAAAAAAGACGTTGAAAATCTTAAGGACGCAAATTTAGAAGAAGCTCCAGATAGCAAAAACAAGCTAACCAACTACGAAGTTAACGACGAGATTGGATACAACCTAGAAGAGTCACAAGATTCTTTAGTAGCTGCACCGGAGGGAAAACCAAAGGGAACTAACATGGCTACAGAATGGGAGAAATCAGGACTAAAGGCTATGAATTTAGCATCTGCTCCAGGTAAAGAAGAAGGAGATGCAGACTATAAAGTTGAATCCCCAGAACCTAAGGCTGATAAGAATGCAGATATCGATGATTTGAACACTGCAGAACTAGCTGAAGCTCCAGGAACAGGAAAAAGTAAAATGGATGAAGCTTCTGATCTTTCTAAATTAGATACAGCTATGGCTACTGCTCCAGGAGCACAGGTTGGAGATTCAGGATACAAGATGAAGATCGATCTTCCTAAGGCTAGCAGCCCAGAGATTGATAATCTTGCTACTGCAGAACTAGTAACAGCTCCAGAAAAAGGTGCTAAAGTTCCTTCTAAGGACACAACAGATCCTAACTTCTCTACCTCTCCAGGTAAAGTAGAAGGAGATGCAGGATATGAAGTTGAATACCTAGATGCTAAAGCTTCTAAGGATGCAGACATCGACAACCTAGACACTGCGGAACTAGCAGAAACACCTTCAAAAGGTGCAGAGGGAGAAGTTGATTACGAGCTTAACCCGGAAATGGGATATAACCTCGATGAAACTCTAGCTAACATCAGAGACTATATCATGAAGAATAAAGATTCTGAAGAAGTTCAAAAGATGCTTAGTGATTTAAACGAAGGTTTTGAAAGACCTTCCCCTGAACTAAAAAAAAATTAAAATCGGCTCTAAGTAAGGTTTGGTCTTTTGCTCCCGAAAACGAAGAAAAGGAAGCTAAAAAATCAAAAGCAGACGTAGAAAGCTCAGAAGGAAAGATGAGTGTAGCTCCAGACGGAAAAGAAAAGTCTGAAGATGCACTCATTTCTCGTGAAGAAGAGGGAGACGAAAAAGAATAATTTTGATATATAAAAATAAACAAATTCATACTATGGAAAATTTACAACTATATGAAGCATTTGGTAAAGGTCCTGCTAATGCAGTAAATCCTTTGTTCAAAAAGAACTTCATCGACATGGCTACCAACGCATTTGGATACACCATGAGAGGGGAAAAACTAACAAAAGACGTTGATGGTGTAAAATGCACTATTGAGGTTAAGGACAACGGAATTAAGTGTGATCTAATTGGTGACTATCCACTAACCAAAACTAAAGCAATGGACTACGTTAAGTTTTTACTAAAAGCGGACGACAAAGCTAGAAAAACTAAGAAATAAGAATGAAGAACGTTAGATCATTTGAAGATTTTTTACTAGAGGAAAAACAGATTTTCTTAGGTGAAAATATTTTTATCGATGTTCAGCCTGATGATTATTTTCAGGGTCTGGTATTTGAAGCAAAAAAATTCATCGACCAGAAAGAACTCGCAGACGAGGTTAAAAAATCTCTAGCAGAAGGTGAAACTGTTTACATTAAGATGCTTGGAAATCCTCGCAGACCTGTTAGAACAGTTACACACAAGCTAGCAAAAATGCTAGTTGATTTAATTAACTCTGTAGCATACGGAGAATATAGAAGAAGATGGGCAAACCTTAGCGACGAACAGTTCGACGAGGTGATTGCTATCACACTTAAAGATGTTCTGCAGGACTGGAACAGAAGCGTTGACAAGCCAGGTCTTACAGACGGGCAAATCTACGGAAATCTTAGAACCCTTATTAAGACTAGACTTCTTGGAGCAAACAACCAGATCATGAGAAAAGTCACCCAAGAGCCTTCTGGTTCTTCTCAGGTAGACTACGATGCAATCGACAAAACAATCAATAAAATCCTAACCGGAACTACGGATAGAGTCTACAGACCAGCAGTAAAGGCACCAGAAAAAGGTGAGAAGAGCTGGTATGACGAGATCCCTAAAATGGAAGATTAATTACTAGGGAAAAAATTCCCGAAACCAAATCCGCACTAAATGGTATAATACATTAAGTGCGGATTTATTATTTACACTAAACTTATAAATGGCAGACTACGTAAAAAATGCAGACCTGATGAGGGCAATCATGGAATCCAAGGAGAAGGGATCCTTAACCCCGGAGACTATCAGTATGTTCTATCTGATGATCAATGGAATATCTAAGAAGATGGCTTATAAAGATCCAGAAGATAAAGCCGACTGTATGGCTTTTGCAATGGAAGATCTATGTAAATATTGGAACAGATTTGACCCAGCAAAGTCGAACAACCCGTTCGCCTACTACACTCAGATTGCTAAAAACGGTTTTGCCAAAGGATGGAAGAAGATCCATCCGCCCAAGTCACCTAAGACTATTCCTTTCTCACATATTACAGGAGAGGAAAATTCTTACAACGTTTAACGTATATGTCGATTAAGAAAGTAAAGCCTAATGGAAACTATAGGTCTGGACTTTACTCTCCGGTTAATCCAGACAAGTACATAGGAGACATCCACAACATCATCTACAGATCCTCTTGGGAATTTAGGTTCTGCAAATACTGCGACTCAAACCCAAACATTCTAAAGTGGTCTTCTGAGCCTCTCCAGATCCCCTACTACAACCCACTAGATAAGAAAGAACACACGTACAACGTCGACTTCTACATTAGGGTTCTAAGAGACGATGGAACAGAAGGAGATTGGATCATTGAAATTAAGCCCGAGTCCCAGCACAGAAAACCAGTTCTAACCCAGCCCGAGACACTTTCCAAACTAAAGGCCTACAATCAACACATGCAGCTCTGGATCACCAACCAGGCTAAATTTAAGGCTGCAAGAGAATGGGCTGCCAAGAGAGACTATACATTTGGAATTATCGACGAGAATTTCCTATTTAAAAGCCCATAAACCGTATGGAGTTCAGAGAACAAATTATCGAATATAGAAAAGAAGCACCTTCTGTTGCTTCACTATCAACCAAGACCGACCTATATTTCCTGGAAAAGTATGGATCTGGTGGTCCAGGAGGTTCCCTAAAGTTCACGGGAACAATGATTCCTGGCAACGTTTACTTCTTTAACTACGATACAGATACCCAACTGAGCCAGAAGGTCCAGTACATCAACAGGAACCCCCTTATCCTTTACATTTCTGCTGAGAAGATAGGGAAAGATACAATCATTAAGTCGATCGACTTAACTGTGACCCCTCCTGACCAAAGATTAGAGATTCTGCAGTACTTCTGGGACAAGTTCCAACCTACAATGGAAGCAAATCAAAAGAGAGTTTCCAAAGGAGAAACCCCGGAGGAGATCAGGCTAACTTCTAAAGACCTACCTCTCCTCTTTAAAGACACCGGATATTCCGCTTCTTTTACGGGATTCAAGTTCCAATTCATGAAGAACATTAAGTGGGTAGACTACTCCGACTGGTGCAAACTTCCCTTCCTTAAATACACCTTTGTACAGGGGATACCAATCAACGAGATATATACTAACTATAGGTCGAAATTAAAACAGTAGTTGGGTCTATAACTTAAAGACAATAATCATAAATGGCAGGTTTTACAGATAATCCACAGGGTAGCCCAATCTTCCAGAGAATTAGAGACTCGGTGAAAAACCTGAGCAACTTTGGACTGAACTATGGCGACATGGTGGTTAAAAATTCCCAAGCAGTTGGTCAGACCGAGGCTGCTTTCTTAAAGAGGGGAATGATCGAAGATGAGACCATGCTTTATGCTTTGGCCAGGCAGGATACGACTTCTAAACAGTATGTCTCCTACTTCGATAAAGACTACAAGGGAAAAAGAGATTACCTCAGAAAATTCTCCCTAAATCCAGAGATTGAATTTATCTTAGATACAGTCAACGACGAGGCTATTTCTTACGACAGCCACAACTTCTTTGCATACCCAGCATTTCTTAATCTTACTGGGCTAAAGGACAAAGTCGTTGATAAGCTAAACGAGAACTATAAAAAGATCTACGACATGTTTGGATTCACCGACGATATTACTGCATGGCAGTATTTTCGTCAGTTTTTGGTGGATGGATATGTTGCATTTGAGATCATCTACGACGATAAGGGAAAAAATGTCATTGGTTTTAAAGAGCTAGATGCTATGACCCTCATGCCTTCTGTTGAAAAACAGATGGACGGAACATACCTGAACGTTTGGTGGCAGTACTTTAAGGATCCTAGAAAAAAGAGGATGCTCTATGACTCTCAGATTATCTATATCTCCTATGCAAAGGGAAATACGGTTTCTAGAGTCAGCTACACAGAAAGACTGATCAGACCCTACAATATTCTTAGAATCATTGAATACACCCGGGTTATCTGGTCTGTGATGAACGCCTCCTTCAGAATGAAGATGACAGTTCCGATTGGAACTAGATCTCAACAGAAGGGAATGCAGACTTTGGGAGAGCTAATGAGCATCTATAAAGAGGATGTTTCTTTGAACGATCAGAGTGGAGAACTCTTCGTTAATGGATCCCCCAAGATTCAGTTCTTCAAGAACTATCTGATGCCTTCGGGTGTAAATGGAACACCAACCATCGAGCCCTTGAATAACGTAGGTCCGAACTTAAATGATCCGGCCCCACTTGCATACTTCTTTGATAAGTTGATCAACGAGTCTAAAATTCCTAATTCTAGATTTACTGGTCCAGACGGAGGAACAATGGGAAAATATGCAAATGCAGCAGAAGGACTAGACAAGCAGGAGATTAGATTTGCTAAGTTTATCAATAGACTGAGAACTGCCTTTCAGGACGTCTTAGTTAAACCCCTTTGGATTCAAATGTGTAAGGATTTTCCTGAACTGGAAAAAGACTATATGTTCAAATCTCAGCTTGGGCTAGACTTTGTCTCTGACAACCCATTCAAGAGAAACCAGGAGATGGAGATCATCCTAAAGAAGAAAGAGGCTGTTGATAAATTAATATCTCTTACCGACGACACCGGAGGGGGATTCTTCTCTGTTCCATATCTAGTGGAAAACTATCTCGGTCTATCCGCAGACGACATTAAAGCGAACGCTGAAGCAGTTAAAAAAGCTGAAGAGAAGAAGAAAAAAGAGGGCAAAGAAGGCGAAAAGCCAGCCGAAGGAGCAGCTCCAGCAGCACCGGCAGCTCCAGCAGAACCAGCCCCAGCACCAACAACCTAAGACAAAGAGAATAAATGGCAGGTTTTTTAGACGTAAATCCACAGAATAGGTTCCTAACCCAGATCTACAAAAATTTAAGTAGAATCGGTAAATTCGGGATGCAGTACGAAGACATGGTCATTCGTAATTCACAGGCTATTGGAGAGACGGAGTCCCAGATGTTCACTGAAGAGGGAACCGGGTTTACCAACGACAGTGCTTTCTACTGGACCCTTGGTTATCAGGACACCAGAATTAGAAAGTATATTGCATACTTCGATAAAGACTATCTTGGAAAGAGGGATTTTCTTAGAAAGTTTTCGCTAAATGGGGAGATCGACTTCATCCTAGAAACAATCACCGACGAAGCAATCAACTACGACGATAAGAATTTCTTTGCTTATCCAGCTCTAAATAACATAGATTTAAAGGACAAGATCTTAGATAAAGTTCAAGAGAACTTTAAAACGATCTATATGCTATATGCCTTCCAGCAGAACAACCTTGCTTGGCAGTTATTTAAGCAGTTTTTGATCGACGGATTCCTTGCATTTGAAATTGTCTACTCTACCGACGGTAAGAAGATAGTTGGTTTTAAAGAACTTGACCCAACCTCCCTTCAACCATCAACAGAAAAGGCTCCTGATGGATCTTTTGAACAGATCTGGATCCAGTATCCAAAGGACAATCAGCTTTCTAGAAGATTGAAATCTGAGCAGATCATCTATATCTCCTATGCTAAAGGAAATGCGATCTCCAGAGTTAGCTATGTTGAAAGACTTATCAGATCTTATAACATTCTAAGGGTAATGGAGAACACGAGAGTTATTTGGAACGTGATGAACGCTTCTTATAGACTTAAGTTTGTCATCCCCGTTGGATCTCAATCCCAGCAGAAAGCGATGCAAACCCTGGGACAACTGATGTCTTCTTACAAGGAAGAAGTTAGCATCAACGACACCTCTGGAGAGCTTCTAGTGAACGGAACACCGAAGATTCAGTTTTACAAGAACTATCTGTTCCCTGAAAAAGACGGGGTTTCTCCTCAGATCGATGTACTGAACGCAAACGGACCAGACTTTAACGTCATGGAAAACGTTATCTATTTCTACAACAAGCTAAAGTTAGACTCTAAAATTCCTTATGCCAGATTTGCTGGAAGAGGAGCTGCTCCTGCCAACTATCAGATCTCGATCGATCAGCTGGAAAGAGACGAAATTAGATTCGAGAAGTTTCTGATTAGACTTAGGTCAGTCTTTCAGGAAATTGTTGTTAAACCCCTTTACATCCAGATGTGTTTGGATTTCCCCGAACTTTCTAAGGATCGGAAGTTTAAAGCAGATTTGGGTCTAGAATACTACAGCGAAAACCAATTCCAAAAGCTTCTAGATCTTGCACATTTGACTAAAGCAACCGATTTCATTACCTCTGTTGGGGAAATTAAGATGAAGGTCGGCGAGGAAGAAAAACCTTATTTTGATAAGGACTTCTTGATCAGAAGATTCCTTCCACTGTCCAAAGACGAATTTGACAAGAACAAGGTGTTTAAGAGGAAAGAAGCCGAAGAAGCTGAGAAGGCCAAGAAAGAAGGTGGAGGAGAAGCAGCTGCTGGAGAATCCTTCACTTTATAATCGAGATCGTATATTCATGTAAGATAAGATATCCTCTACATGAAAAAAGAACTCAGAGTCCTACTAGCCGTTGAATCCCTTACCGGAAACGGATCCCAGAAAGAAAAACAAAAATTAATCTCCGACAATCTTTCGGAGGAGATGCTCTACATCTTAGATGTTTGCTTTAACCCTTTTATTACGACTAAGCTTCATAAATTGGAGATGTCCAATGAAATCAGCAGGGAAGAATTTCCTGGATTTGAGACCTTCAAATCTCTGATAGAAGATCTAAAAAAAGCTCCAGCAGCCAATGACGCACTCAGGGCTAGAGCAAATCATCTCATCAACTGCACAATCAAAGAGGAAGACCTTTCGGAAGACATTAGTCTTAGGGTCATTTTGATGAAGGTCCTCACCAAGCGGATGAACATCGGAATCGGGGCCAAGCTAATCAACAAGACGGTAGGAAGAGAGTTAATCCCCGATCCCTCTTTAATGCTGGCTTCAGACGATCAGAAGGAGATAGTAGGATGGAATAAGATCTACTGCGAAGAGAAGTACGACGGAGTCCGTGTGATAGCTAAGGGAAACCTGAATGGGTTTCAGTTCTACACTAGGGCTTTTAACGAGCTAGATAAGACTAAGTTGTCCGGGATCGAGACTGATCTAATTAAAGTTCTTCAGGATTCCGGGACTTCTCACGACGTCTTCTTCGACGGAGAGCTCACCGACCTAAATCGAAAGTCTGTTTCGGGGAAAGTCACCCAGATTCTAAAGGGAACTGCTCCTGACGACATCGACAAGGGATTTATCTTTAACGTCTTTGATGTTGAAAATTCAGGTGTTCTAGAGTCTGGAAAAGGAAGTACACCCTATCTAAAGAGAAGGCAGAACGTAGAATCCATTCTCCGATTTCTACCTTCGAACAGCTCGATTAAGATCGCTCGCCAGTGGGTGGCGGACACCATGGAGGAAGTTCACGGGATCTACGATCAGATAATTTCTCTGGGTGGGGAAGGGGTTATTCTCAAGTGTTCTGATCACGTCTACGAATGCAAAAGAAGCAGAAATTGGGTTAAATTAAAGCAGATCCAGGATTGCGATCTGCAGATAACCGGATGGTACCCAGGAGAAGGAAAGAGGGAAGGTTATATCGGAGGACTAATCTGCACAGATGCAAGCAGAACTCTAGAAGTTAGAATCGGATCTGGATTTACAGATGCAGATCTAAAGACGTTGAGTCAGAATGCGGATGATCTGATCGGCAGAATAGCAGCAGTTCAGTACAACGAACCAATCACTGATAAATTTGGAGGACGCAGTTTATTCCTCCCCCGCTTCATCGAAATCCGAAGCGACAAAAATTTACCAGATGACATGTCTAGCATGTTCTAAAAACAGAAACTAACGGTCCCCAGAACACTATAATTAAAGATTATGATCCAAGATCTATTAACAGAAAAACTAAGACCCAAAGAGATTAGACACATGATTCTCCCGCCGAGAATTAGATCTCTCTTTGAAAATAAAGGGTTAAACCATAACGTTCTCCTTGCGGGATCTCCGGGATGCGGGAAAACAACTCTGGCTAAAATTCTAGCCAAGGATTTACCCCACATCTTCATCAACGTTTCCGACGAGAGCTCGGTTGACACAATTAGAAATAAGATCAACGACTTCTGTTCAAACATCTCTGTCCTTGATGGAAAATCATCTAAGAAGGTGGTTATCCTGGACGAGTTTGATGGAGCATCTGATCAGTTCTATAAAGCACTGAGAGGAACAATTGAAAAGTTTGCAGGCAACACTAGATTCGTAGCAACCTGTAACTGGATCAATAAGGTTCCCGAAGCCATTCAGAGTAGATTCGAAGTTATTAACTTCGATCCTTCTAACTCTGACGAAGAGGAGATGATTAAGGAGGAATGGAGATCTAGAGTTAATCTAATCCTGGGCAAGTTGGGAATCACGATCGATCAAGAATCACTGGTTGCCTTCGAGAGAGAATACTTCCCAGACTTTAGATCTGCTCTGAACCGGATTCAGTCCTGGACCATCGAGGGAATTACCAAGATTGACCTGTCCAAAGTTAAGGAGGCCAATTGGTCGTATGAGGACTTGTATAAGATGCTTGTAGAATCTAAAGATCCCGTTAAAAACTATCAAATCATAGTGGGCCAGTACTCAACTAAGGTTGATGACGTCATGACCTCCTTGGGTGAAGAGTTTATTAACTGGATCGTCAAGAATCACCCCGACAAGACCAAGATTATTCCTGCAGTTGTGGTTCTGGTTGCTTCTCATCAAGCCCAGAGAATTGCAGTTATAGATCCTGTTGTTTCTCTTCTATCCCTATTTTACCAAATTCAAAAACTAATCGACTAATGGAACTACTACCCGAAAGAATAAGAAGAAAAGGATTTTTCTACGACTTTGTCAAAAGAGGAGAAAAAGCTATGATTTACAAGCAGACCGACGTGGAGGACGATTTCATCGTTGCCTACGAGGTCTTCAAAATTAAGGTAGACCAACCCAAGGTCGTCTTTGGCATCCAGCTGAACGAGAGAGAAATCTTCCCTGCCAACGAAGACTTCGGAAAGTGGGCTTGGTCCTGCCCTTCCTTGGAGAGAGCGGAGCAGAAGTTCCAGTATTTAGAAACCGTAGTTGAAGGAGAACAGGAGGAAATCATCGAAGACTTCCCCGTAGAAGGAGAAGACGATGAATAAGACGGCAATTCTGTCCGTCATTCTGATCATCTTGGGACAAGCAGGAGCTTGGTTTCAACAGTTTGCACAGGCCAGATTTGAATGGATGCGAAACAACATATGGATTAATATTCTAATCTTTGGTTCTTTCGTCTCTTTTGCATTTGTCTTCGCAGCAAAATACGGAATTGATTCTTTTGGCAGCGCTTGGTCGTATCGTCTAATTCAGTTCTCCGTTGGTATATTTGTTTTCACCTATCTGACCCACGTCTTCTTAGGAGAAACTATTTCGGTCAAAAATGGAATTTGTATAGGGCTTTCCGTTTTGATCATTTTAATTCAAGCCCTTTGGAAATAAGAAATGAAAAAAAGATTAATTATAGTAGGAAAAGGTGGATCCGGAAAGGATCACCTTCGAAAGATGCTAGAAGCTAAAGGATTTAAATATTGCATATCTCACACAACCCGTCCGATTAGAGAGGGAGAGGAGAACGGCAAGGACTATTGGTTTATAAAGAGTTCGGCCCTTCCGTCGATGGCTGACGATTTTTATGAGGCAGTTTTTTTTAATGACTGGTTTTATGGAACCTCTCTGGATGAGTTTTACTCGTCTAATTTATTCATCATGACTCCAAAGGGGGTCGAGAAGCTAAAGCCCGAGGACAGGATCGAATCTAATATTCTCTATCTCAATATTGACGAGGAGACCAGAAGAACTAGATTAGAGAGTAGAAGAGACGCAGATGACGTTAGAAGAAGACTCGAAGCAGACTTTGCAGATTTTAAAGATTTTACCGACTTTGATTTTGAAATAAAAGATTCAAATTTTACTGACATCGGGGAGATCGGGAACGTATATTCATATGTAAGGAAAGAAAATGATTAACATATTAATAGACGGAAATTATATTTTCCACAAGACATTTGGTGTCTTTGGTGGATTCGGGATTAAGAACCCAGCAGAGGTTCTAGGAACCAAGGGAGAGCAGGCTATGTTCATCCGTAAGGTTGCTACTGACTTGTGTGCTGGACTTAGACTGCTTCCTCAAGGAGGAAGATTGGTCTTCACCTGCGACAGTCGGTCGTGGAGGAAAGACGTAGAAATAGAAGACGGTGGATACAAGTCCAACCGAGTAAAAGATGAGACCGTAGATTGGAGTATCTTCTTCGAGTTAATGTCTGACTTTGGACATCAGTTGGAGAACCAAGGGTTTGTCTTTTCTAAAGTAAAGGGAGCAGAAGGTGACGATCTTCTCTACTTCTGGTCTGAGCACTTCAATTCAATCGGAGAGAACTGCATCATCATCAGCGGAGATAAAGACATGCACCAGCTGGCTAGACACAACGAGAAAGGCTGGACGATCATCTGGAACAACAACTCTAAGAACAATGTCCTTGCAGTTCCTCCGGGATGGGAAGACAACTGGGTCAACAAAGAGGAATCTGTTTCCATCTTCGATATGACTGCTGCAATCTCTCCAGACAAAGAAAAGATCAAAGAATTCCTCAAGAAGGTTCAAGTCGAAGAGATCATCCGAAGGGACTTCGTTTTCAACAAGATGTTAACCGGAGACAAAGGTGATGCCGTTCCTGGTGTTTGGTACGTACAAACCCCCAGTGGAAAGTTCAATGGGATTTCTCCAAAGAAGGCAGAGCAAATCATGGAATCTTTAAATCAGTCAGAGTGGAAGGGAACAACCTTTACAGAGATGCTAAAGTCTGAAGAGTTTCTATCTTGGGTGTCTGGGTTTATCCTTCGCATCTTAAAAGATGTGGATAACACTGAAAACAGAAAGAAGGTGGCTTCTAATCTTCTCCGAAACTACACCCTTATGTGGCTAGACAGAAAAGTCATGCCTGACTTCGTGTCCGAATCTTGTGATGTTGAAGTTTTAAGAGGAATGGAAATTCCCAAGAAGAATATCACTATAGACAGAGTAAAGATTCTAGAAGGAACAGATTGGGCGGCAGAACCGTCCGTTCCAAAGGCCTTTGATCCCTTTGCTAACTTTTAACTATGGATCTATTCGACGTCATTAAAACCATCTTCAAGAAGGGCAAAGCCTGGGACGAAGTTGGAAAGAACGATAAGGTGAAGAACTTCTTCATGATCAATCGCATCATGTCTGTCCAGTTTCCCGTCCAGGCAAACCAGTTCAATCACACCAAGGTTAGTCCACGTCCAGTAATCGACTGGTGGCACGACACCATGTCCAACTACTATTCTAAAACCCCACCCTGGATCTTCACTAAGACTAAGAAGAAAGAGGGAAAGGACGAGAAGAAAGTTGATTTCTCTGACTATGAGGAGACTGAGAAGTTCATCATGAAGAGATTTGAGGTTTCTAAGAGAGAACTATCAGAGCTAAAGAAGTTTTACCCACAAAAATATGAATCCTGGCTAAAAGAACTGGATAGCCAGATCAAATCAATCAACAAAGATTAAAGTAAAATATATAAGGTATGAAGGCGGAGCATTCAAAATTAATGGACAAGGTTGTACAGAACCTAGACTGGGACTCGATCCTAGCTGTGCATAAGGTTTTTAAGATGGGAGTAGGAGAAGGAAATGAGATTATCCCTGGCCTGAAGAGGAAACCTTATACGGAATCTCTAAGCAAAACGGATCTCAAGAACGAGCTTAAGACCTTAATTAAACATGCGATAGAAAATCACGTTCCCCAGATTTCTTATGGACACTGGATCATCTATTGGGTCAGCGACGAATGGGATGTTGATTTTTCAGAAGAAATCGACGAGGAAGATCTGGACGACGAGGAATTTGATTTTGTGATGGAACCTCAGCTAGAGGTAATCTATTCACCACAGAGAATAAATCTCAGAGGTGAGTTTAGCGCCCCCGAAGGAGACAAGAAAGAGTATGTAAATCTAGAGGACATGCTGGAGAAGGCGATCAAGAATGAGGAGTACGAACTTGCAACTAAGATCAGAGATTTGATCAAAAATCAAAAT